TCTTTACTCCTATTCTTACCTCTGCTTGGGATAGTATCTCTGTTGTTTTCTATTATTCATTACATTCATAATAAAACAACAGAGACTGCTTTCGCAGTTGTTTCTAGCTTCGCTTTCTTCCGAACTCCGTTCGGGACATCCCTCCCCTTCCACTCTAAGCTGTTATCATATATGTAAATACAAAAACACCTAAGTTCTTTCAGAACTTCTTGCTTTGCAAGGTTAAACCTCTGCGCCTCGGCTTTGGGCGTTTTTAGGGGGTAGTGGCCGTTGCTAGAATCGCTCTCAATCGCTAGAAAAATTGGTTTGCGGCCTTAACCCCCCCTTGCAGGTGTCTGTGGTAGGGTAGGTATATTTTGATGGCCTCTACGGGCAGAATAGAAATTGATAGTTTGATGAAAAATACTTCTATACCTATTGACGGTTGGTCTAGTATGTGCTATGGTGCTTATGTGTACCTCCTCGTCGTGAGATGCTTTCGCTTGTCACGGTGAGCGCGCCTCTGGGGGCCTTATTCCCACCAAACAGAGAACTGCGTTGCCTTTAACCCCCAGAGGCAACTTCTAACCATGGAGGATTTATGAGGTTGGAGAAAGAAATCATCGCTCACGAACTTGAGACTAAAAATTCTACTCATACTGGGCCGCCGAAAGATAAACCTCGAACTGTTAAACCCGAAATTCCGAAGCCACAAGAGATTAGCCGAGGAATAGAAGTGCCTTTTGATGGTCGTGGCAAACCTATAGAATCAGTAGATACATCGAGAAGCGTTATATCAGAAGGGAAAAGCCTCTCTCCTGACATTGTGCGAGAACGAGAAGCATCATTCCCAGATTTTTTATACGTCAGATGTTTTAACTATGGGGCAGATTCTCCCAATGAATATTCCTGTTCGCAAAGTCTCGACAAGATGGGAGAACTTGGCGATACCGTAACTGTTGCTATATATGAACTTAAGACAGTAGAGAGAGCGACAACCATAACCGAGATAAGTTAGTGGCCAAACGGTTTAAGTTTGAACGACTTACATTAAGTGAATGTAATACTCTACTCAAACTTGCCTATCCAGACATGAACAAGAATTCTGGTGCAGACGAACTTACACGTAAACTCATACTGGCACGGCAGAAGATCAAAAAATCAACTAGAGTATGTCTAAATCCAGAATGTCGAAGGTCATTTAGACCTCGAAAGGCTAAAAACGACTATGGAGGAAAATATTGTTGTAATCAGTGTAGCTCAAGACATAGACAATGCCAAAATAAGAACTTGCCTATGCTGATGCTAAAGGGGTAATATGAGTAATGAGACAAATGTTGCTTTAGGTATTGGCTTACAAAAGTTGAGAGATAAGGCGGACAAAGCATGTGCGGCTTGTGCTAGAAAAGAAATCTGTAGTAGAGACGACAGATTTTGTGATTGGGGATGGTTCGCATAATCTATCGTGGCGTTCTCTTTGAGACAGAAAAGGTCGAGGGGGGATAGGACAATATGGGTGATGAGGCTGGTTGTGCCGCTTTAGGGATTGCTTTACTAGAGTTATATGGCAAGGCAGAACGAGAATGTGATATTTGTGAGGATAGACCTGTATGTGAGAAGAATGAGAAGACTTGCGATTGGGGAATGGTTCATTGGATATGGGCTGAAGTTCTTAGGCGAGTTCCAAAAGATATAAAAAAGGTGGTAGAGGGTGGTACTTAGCAAAGAGAAGGGCCATGGAGACAAACAGAATTTGTGATGAGTGTGTCATGGAATGTAAAGCAAATGCCGATGTGGATACTACTTTTTGTCCTCGGAGAGCACCGAGGGCTTTTTCATTAACCGACAAGGAGAGAGAAGATGTTGAGCGAGCAATCAGAGAAGCCGAAGATGACCGAGAGGCTAAGGAAGCAGGCAGACTCGCAAAAGCCTTATGTCAGCGAAATATTACGTCACTTGAAAGACGAAAGTTGTTGTTACGATTGTCCGATAGCCGTAAACGATACTTGCATCGCCAGAGAGCAATTCTTGGGGCTAGAGAAGTGTCACGGAATAGAAATCCTGATATGGAGTTGCAAGTTAAGAGAGGGAAAGTCCAACAGGTAAGCCCTCCGTTGGAGGTGACTAGCTGTGAAGAACGATCCATGGTGCGGAGAGTTTCAGATTGAAGAAGATGAAGACGAATATGAATTTGATCTTCCGTCTTGCATAGGAGAAAAAATTGGACGATATTCTTGGTTTTGAACCTGTAGTCGAAGAAAAATATTTGCACATGGGGGCGACTACGGAAGAGGCGGATATGCTGCTTTTTTATCTCCCAAAACATGGTGTTCTTGTGGAGATAGGAACCTATTGGGGATCGACAGCCGCCTACATTGCAGACCATTGTTTTGATGCGACCATCATTTCAGTTGATCCATTTCCTGGGAGAGAAGAAGTAGAGGGTTGGCTTGGCAGTTATCATAATTGGTTCCATGAGAGGAGAAAGAATAATTTTCTTTTTGTCGGGACGAGCAAGGAACTTTCAGTTATGTCTAGCAAGGAATGGATTGATGTTCTGTTTATAGATGGAGACCATGGCTATTTTAGTGTAAGAAAGGATTTGGATTACTGTCTTCCAATGGTAAAGAAAACTGGAGTTATTGCCGCCCATGATTATTGCAGGGATGGGAAATCGGAAGCGTTACCTGGAGTGGCGAAGGCGGTTGATGAGGACAAACGACTAGAGAGAATAAGAGTGGTTAATTCTATGGCATTACTTAAGATAAGGGAGTAAAGTCTAGGCAAGGAGGGAATATGAAACAGGTTGTTGATTATAAGGAATTCCCGCGACGTGATGGCGGTTGTTATCTGTTGATTCTTTTCTATCTCGACAGAGGCGAGTGGAAACTCTGGCCAGAAGCATGGAAAGATGGAGATGGGCCTAGTCTTGAGATGGCGAAGATAGCTGTCATTCGAGCCAATCCAGGAGTTACGGCTACTAGGGTCAAAGTGATTCGGCTTCCTCGTCTTCAATGCCAGCTACCTGCTGATACAATATCCACAGATGGAGTTGAAACTGAGTGAATAAACAATTAGTGAAGTCTGGCAAAGAAGTGTGCGCTACTTGTGGCCATCCATTGGCAACGAATGATCCTAAGATATATCGGGAATATCTTGTGGATACTGCTTCTAGGCAGATATATGAGGCTAGTTTCCAACTCAAGGGATTGTCAGAGGAAGCTGCATTGGCTAGGGCTATGATAGGGAATCAACTGAAAGGTCTGAATGAGACTCAAGCGATTATAGATAAACTGCGTAGCGAAATAAGTATGAGAGGGAGCGAAGGGGTAGAATCTGTAAAGGAGAAATTGAGACTTGTGATCGAGGCTGGCAGGGCTATAGGAGAGATGGGGAAGATTCAAGATAGACTTAATCAAACACTTGATCTTGTGGGTCGATTGGTAGAACGTGACCAGAAGATAAGAGAAAGCATGAAGTTGGTTGTAGATGTAAGGATTGCTTTATTGCTTCTTCAGCATATGACTAATATAGTAAATTCGATATGTAGAGATTGCGATAAGCGTGAGTCTATATGCTATGAACTAGAACATATGGACTTGCTCAAAGAAGTAAGTTCTTATGAGATTGTTGGGGAGGAGAAGAATGAAAGTTAAAATAGGTGAAACTGTTTATGATTCTAGTGAACAGCCGATTGCGATATTTCTGTCAAAAGAGGAGAGAAGGCAGATTGCAGATATGTCTCCTGATTGCATAGGGATTTATTCTCAGTTCCCTGAAGGACGATATTCTGTTGAGGAAATGACGAGATGGGTAGATAAACTTATCTCTGAGAATTGTTTTAGGGATAAAGATAAGAAGTGATAAGGATACATTGGAGGGGGTTGTAGAAAGTGGAGGCAGTTGATACTACTCAGTTGATATGTCCTAGATGTAGGCGTCTTGTTGATAATCTAGGTGAGGTTGAGGTTATATGTGGGAACTGTAAGATTGTTATGGTTGATGTGGCGGAATTCTTCAAGAAGAAGTTCCCAGAATCGGATGACCCGAATCGCAAGAAGACTAAGTTGAGGGTAAAGAAATGAACAAGCAGATGAAAGATGGGTGGAAAGATTATGAAGGAGATGAGTTTGTAGTTCCTCATCGTGAGATTCCTCCTTGCCATGATGTAGATGAGTATGATGCTTATTTGCCACCTTTAAGTCGGAGGTTGAGTGGGAGATTTCAAAATAACTTCAGGAGATTCGTTTATCGTCTCGTCGGACGAAGAATCAGATAAAATAATCATGGACACTTGGCCTTTTGGCCTTGTTGTTTGCGAGGTAACGAAGAAACGGCAGCAAGGGGTTGGTTTTGGTAAGAGTGAGGAAGTAAACTGCCATGAGATGCAATTTACGATTGTTAAGGTAATTCAACCAAGAAAGATGAGAAAGAAAAATGGCGTCAAAAGAGGGGATGGACATATTAGTGAAGAAGCTGAGAGTCTCAAAGGAACAACTTCTTCGGTGTAAGTTGTGCCAGTATTATTGTGTCTCTCTTCCAGAAGTAGAGTTGGAAGAAAGTATTGATATGGCAATCTTGTGTGCTGCTACTGGTTATTCTGGTGAGGAGACATCCAGTGGATATGGGCCGGTAGTGCTATGCTCCTATTTTTCTGAGGGAAGAAGTTTTATGAAACCCAAACTCAAGAAACCGAGTGATGATGTTATGTCTGCTCAGAATATGCCAGGGTTTGTTAGAAAGGGTTAGTATTGGGGAGAATATCGAATCAAGAAAGGGACTTTACACAGGATGGTTCTTTAACTGCTACTGAGGCGTTCATCAAAAAGGTGGCTTCCGTTTGGCGAGTAGAAAAGCCTGTTGCAATCTATAATGATGTGTGGCGTATAAAACCCCCTACCTCACGAGAATTCTTCGAGAAATATATTGGGGAGCCGTTATATCCTATCCAGCAAGTATTTTGTGACGAGATGTTTGGACTTGATCCAGAGAAGTTCCGTGATACGAGATGGACGACAGGATTGTGCTACTGGGGCAAAGGCTCTGGGAAGGATAGAACAATAGCAAAGTTATTTGTCTATTCGGCGTGTTTGTTGAGTTGCCTGAATAACCCTCAAGAATTTCTTGGACTGGGGCAGGGGTCTCCCGTTGACCTCTGTAATGTCTCGATTGATGCCGACCAAGCGAAGGATGTGTTCTTTGAAAACTTGAAAGGACTTGTTCGTAGGACTATCGACCCAGAGACAGGAAAGAACTGGTTTGCTACTAGGAACTGGTGGATTGATACCAATGGCGCAGTCAAGTACATGGATATTAGAGAAAAGAAAGCGATACAAACAAATGAAATTGACTTTGGACGTGGCATAAAGGCTCATTCTCTCAACTCTGAAAGATATACTGGAGAGGGGCTGACTCTTCTTTTTGCTGCCTTTGATGAGATTGGAGCCTTCAGGCCGAGCAAGGCTCTTGGCAATAGGTATGATAAGAAGAAAGGTTTGCTCCAGTCTCTCACTGAGACAGTGACGTCACGTAGCAAATATGGGGCAGTATTTGTTTTTAGTTACAAATATTATGAAGGATGTCCTATGAGCGTGGTGGTTGAAAAAGAGAAAATTCGGAAGCAAAAGGGACTTATTTCATCAACTTTCATCTCGGAAGCGGCCACTTGGGAGGTAAATCTTGCAAAAAGTAAAAGTGACTTTCAAGAGATTTATGACAAAGACCTAGAGACTGCGATGATGACTTATGAGTGCAAGTCTTCTCCGACTAGCAAGAGAGGATATTTGATTGGCCAACGAGGAATAATTTCAGACAATACTGATGAGCAGAGAGTAAATCCTGTGATTGATGGGAGACAGACAACTGATTCTCCTGACAATATTGATTTCTATTCTTGGTTTGTTGGAGAAAAGGGACTTAAGTATCATATTCATATAGATTTGGCTAAAGGTAAGATTGATGAAGGTGGAGATGCAGTCGGTCTTTGTTTGGCGCATCCTGTAATGTTGCCTGTCAAGTTGTCAGACTTGGCTTTGCAGGCTAGGGCGGGAGGCGATACTGAGGCTTCTTATACTGGAGCAATGCGGAAAGGTATGTGGATAGATTTATTTCTACAAATAGTTGCTCCTCCTAGTGGCGAGGTGTCGCTCCAAGGAGTGAGGAGACTTATTTTTGCATTGATTGATAGAGGGTTCAATCTTTCTGGAGTCAGTATGGATGGATGGAATAACGTAGAGATGATGCAGGAACTGAAACGCAAGGGGATAAACGCAGAAGTATTTAGTGTTGACAAGACTACTGCTCCATATGATACTCTTAAGTCGTTAGAATACCAGGGGTTGGTAAGTAGATACGCTCATTCCATATATGAGAGAGAGATAATTGAGATTCATCGAGATGATTCTGGAAAGTGGAATCATCCAGTGTATAGCGCATTGAGAGAACAGTTGGAAGGATTGTCACATGGTTCAAAGGATGTATCGGATAGTGTTGCAGCTTGCGCTGCATACACAATGCTGATGCCAGCAAGAAAGGTAGGAGGTGACTCACTATATGTTGGATTCGGAGGCAACGGAGAAAACATCCCAAGAAAATCCTCAGAGGAAAAGCAAGCTCAGCTTGAGCGAAAATGTAAAGCTCAAGCCGAGAGGTTCTACACAGACCAAGATGAAAGAGAAGCCGACTAAGAAGTCAGATGCTGTAGTCGCTGATGAAAAACGGCTTCGGGGAATTTTGATAAGGCATAGATTAAGTTTGCTTTCTGCTTCTTCTAGCAGGACGTTTACTAGGGTCGGATTGTGGATAGAGAAGTGGCTATATTTACTTTTCCAAGAGGCTTTCAAATTGATTCTAATGTTGTTTATTATTGCTTTCTTGTATTGTGCAATGGTAAACTACTTTAGAGGCCAGTGGATTATTGGACTCGCTTCTGTGGGTGGAGCTGTAGCGGTTGGATGGCTTAGTGAGAGAGCCAATGACCTTGGTGGTATTAAGAAAGCGATGGTGAAGTAATTGATAGGAATAAAGCGAGCATTTTCTTTGCAGGCTGATGTGAAACAGCGCGGTTCACCTCAATCTATTTTTGGTGGGCCAGGGGTTTCTACTTCTGAAGCGATGGATTCTCTCTGGAGGGATAATGCTCTTGGGCAGACATTGAGTTATGACCAGATGTTATGGATGTATCTGCATAATGTTTGGGTGCGGTGTTGTGTAGACAAAATAACTCGTAGGGTTGCTGCTGTTGAGCCAGTTGTTAAGGCTTTAGTCCCATATGGCAAGAGCAGGGCAAGTCGAGCATCTATGAGAAGGGCAGATGAGGTACAAAAGTTTCTAGATAATCCTAATGCTTATTTTGAGAACTTCTCTACTATGAGAAGCAAGATTGTTAAAGACCTTTTGATATATGATGCGGCAGCACTTGAGATAGTGAGGTCTAAGGGGAAGGCCAATAATAATATCTATCAGTTGGTCACTGTCAGTGGGCCTACTATTCAGTTTAATAAAGATAAAAAGACAGGCAAGATTCCATGGGAGAGTTCATATGTCCAGGTGGTTGGTGGGAAAAAGGTTGCCTTATTTTCGTATAATGAACTGATTTACTTTGTTCTTAACCCAAGAAGTGGTTGTCTTGGAGGGCTGTCTCCGCTTGAAACCTTGAAAACTACTGTTGCTGCCGATCTCTATACTGCTAATTACAACCTTGATTTTTTTGCTAATGATGCCACACCGAAATTTATGCTTCTATTCAACAATGTGGGTAGCACTGAGGAAGAGATTGCCGTTAAGATGGCGAGATGGCGTGATTACTTTGACCAAGAACTTCGTGGAAATCCACATAGGCCACTTCTTGCTGCTAATGAAAATGGAACTCTTGATATGCGAATGTTTAGTATGCAACAGGCAGACATGCAGTTCCAAGAGTATTCATATTGGCTATTGACTAAGATAATGGCAGTTTATGGAGTTCAGCCGTTTGTTATGGGGATTATTCTTCCTACTACTGGGAGACTTAATTCCGAGCAACAGGATGAGGCATTTAAGGAAGACGCAATAAAGCCACAGTTGAAGATTTTTGCTGATGCGATTAACCAGTATGTTGTTTGGGATGAGAATGGATTTGGATATGATGACGTATATCTTGACTATTATGGTATGGATTTGGTTGATGAGGATATCCAATCTCAAGTTGATGAACGCTATCTGAAGACTTATGTAATCACGATAAATGATGTCAGAGATGAACTCGGCAAGCCGAGGGTTCCATGGGGAGAAAGACCTCTTGTTTCTGGTAGCTTCGCTCCTCTTCCTGATACACCAGAGGAAGCGGCTGAGAAGAAGGCTAGTGGAGTAAGGGCAGTAAAGAAAGACTATGAGGAAGAGGATGGGACTATAGAGAGAAGCGATGAGACGAAACCGATAATTCCAAGTAGTTTGTCTCCAATGGAAGCAAGGATGCTCAGGCGAAGAAATGGATTTCCTACTGGTCTTACTTTGGAAGAGGAGACGGAAGGAGTAAAAAGAATAACGAGACGTATTGCTGGAAGGCGGAAGTACGTTTTACTTGGTGGAGTTAATTCAACCCCAGTGAGGTAGATATGTCAGTAGTATTTGGAAAGATGCTCCGTTGGGGAGATAAAGAAGATAATGAATTTCAGAATCTTGCTAGACAACTTATTGGCGGGACGCTTCTTGATGTGTATGTGAATGATACTGGCGGATTGACTTTAGCGTTTGCTACTGATGATGATGGGAAACGAGTTAAAACTCTTGTTATTGCGGGTAACTTAGCTTTATACTTAGGAGATAAACTATAGACTAAAAAGAATACTTGACATAATTCTTCTAAGTCGTTAGAGTTTTAGCAAGTACGGGTTACTAATAGAGGAGGTCGTTATAGAGTGCCATATGGCCCAAATGAAATTCCGACTGCGGTAAAGAATCAGTCTAAGGGCGTTATTGCCCTTTTCCGTAAAGTCTTTAATGATGCTTATGCTGATTGTCAAGCACATAATCGAGGTGATTGCGACAATAAGGCAAGACAGGCTGCTTGGTCGGCTGTTAAAGCTAAGTATTACAAGGCTCCTGATGGTAAATGGAAACCGAAGAAAAGGGCTTATGACCTGAAGGATTCATTTGCGCCTGATGACCCTGACCTTCCTATCAATGTTGCTGTAACTCTTTCGGCTGATGGTATCTCTATTTGGGTGACTGCATATAATGAGGCCAAGGCTCAATCCTTCTCGAATGAGGAGGCAAGAGACTTGGCATGGGATGCTATTAGAGAAAAGTTTGTATATAATCCTAGTGAAAACGAGTGGGAGGTGAAACATATGGATGATAAAATAAAACGAGCATTTACTCATAATTCTACATTGGCGAAGAGTGAACCTAAGTGGTCTACTGTTGATAAGTCGAAGTTGCCAAAAGAGGCTTTTGCCGTTGTTGGTGATCCTGAGAAGAGGTCAACATGGAAGTATCC